TGTCATTGCTGGAGCTAATCCTGTAATGCTGGATGAAATAGCAGGTATAGAGCTAGCTAAAACTTGCAAAACACTTGCTGCAGCTGTACCGCTTGCTTGTACCATCATCAAGCCTTGACCTAGTGATTTGATGCCAGCTCCAGCGCTTGCCATACCTCCGCTTTGAGCAGCGATTTTACCAACGCCAACAGCAACAGCTGCAAGAGATGCTGCCATATCAGCAAGATTAGTATTAGTAATCATAACAACGCCCTGAGCTAACAATTTAAAGCCTTGACCAGCGTTTAAAGCAGCTCGACCGATTGAGTCAAAAATGCCAGCTATGCCATCAAGAATCGACCTTACAGCACTACCAAACCCCTCTATAACACCCTTAGCACCATCAAGAATATTCCTGATTTGTTCTCCTAATGTTTTGAATAGATTAGTTATGCTATCAATTGTTGGTCTTATCTGGCTGATTAAGTTGTTAAAAGCGTCTACGAGTGATTGCAATACAGGAGCTAAAGCAGTAACCATCTCGCTTATAGCTGGAATAAATGGCGCTAACGCCTGTACGATTTGGACAATAGCTTGTGATACAATCCGGGTAATCTCAATAAAAGTTGTTGAGAATATTTGTGCTAGCGGCGTCAAAGCTGAAATAATTTGAGGCACAGCGGACATAACCACTTCTACGACGCGGACAAAGGTATTCGCCATTATTTCAACTATAGGTGCAAAGGTTGTCACTAAGTTAGATACAGCCCCGATAATTTCAGACACAGCACTACCAATTGAAGCAATTAGCACACCTAATTGAGGGGCTACTCCACCAATTGCAGTAATAACTGTAGCAAACGCTTGACCTACCGCTGTTACTAGAGGCGAGAGCTTAGCTAATGACGGAATAACAATCGCCAACGCTTGAGCAAAAGACACAATAACCGTGCCAACAAAATTAGAAATAGCTGCGCCTACTGACACAATCACATTTCCTACTCCTTCAAGCATAGTCTTGATACCCTCGCCTTGACTGCCCGCTAAAGCAAATGCAGCACCTACCGCTAAGATAGCAGCCGCTATAGCTAATACTGTTGCAGGGTTCATCATAGATATAGCTTTACCAATACCTTGGAAAGCAGTTGAAAGACCTGTACCTATTCCCTTTGCTGCTGTGGCTATCCCAGCACCCAAAGATTGGAAAATACTTGAAATACTTGATCCTAAACCTTTTAAGACAGTTGCAATGCTTGAGCCTATACCACGAAAGGCTGTTGAAATAGCCTGTCCGGCAGACTTCAAGATATTTCCTAGACTGTTAATAATTTGAGCTATTTTTGAAACACTCTTACCAGTTGCCCCAGCAGCTTTTCCCATAGCTTGTTGAGCAACATTGCCGCTTGACTTGAATAAGCGACCAATTATAGGGATATGAGACAATAATCCACTAATCGCCCCTTTTACTATGCCAATAGAGTTACTAATGCCACCGCCAAAGACTTTAGCAACCAGTGCAGCTAAACCAGCAAAGATAACCCCTGTATCAACAGCCGCGCCATTCGTTTTAGCAAAGAAATCAGCTATCCCTTGTACAAGTTTAGAAATACCTTGTACAGCTAATTCAATGCCTTTTAATAATAATTGGAATGAGCTACTACTACCGATAGCGGAAATGATATTGACAACCGCAGCCAATCCTTTGGTCAAAGCAGGAATAACCGCCGATGCTATATTCATAAGGTTTATTGCGACTGTCGAAAGGTGAGAAATCACATTGTCCCAATTGATACTTTTACCAAGCTCCGCAAAAGCATTGGACGCTGTTTTAACTAAGTTTCCAAAGGCCGTACCTAATCCACTTGCAATATCACTATCATTGAATTTCTTAACAACACTTTGAACGGTTTCTAAAATGTTGTTGATCATCATCCTAAAATTAGCTATCGCGCCAGTTTCCGCAAAAGCATTCACAAACTTAGCAACAGCTAGCGAGGCGTTAGAAAACACCGAAATAGCCGTTTTAACCGCTATCTGTGCAGTAAATATCCAACCACCGCTATTGATACCAGCACTTAACGCGTCTTTAACTGCATCAATAGCCGTTTTAGCAGAGTGTAAAGCCGTTTCTAAGCTCACTAAACTCTTGTTATTAAATATCTTCTTAAAAGTTGATACAGCAGTATTTACAAATTTCCCAATTTGCCCATTGATAGCGTTAAACGCTGCACTAACAGCCGATTTAACCTTATTTAGGTTATCTGCAATGCCACCTAATCCAGCCGCTTGAGCAGCTTTATCAAAGGCTTGTATCATGTTTGCGACACCACGCACTACAGCTGTTTTGATGTTTTTGAATGATGTTGCAATACCAATTGAGTTTACACGCGCTAATTGTGCAAATCCATTCAATCCGCCATCAAGTTCAATTAGCTTGTCCGAGAATTGGTCAAAGGTGATAGTCCCTTTTTTCAGAGCCTCATAAAGGTCATTTTTAGCAGATGCTCCAGCAAAACCAAATGCCTCTGCTGTTTTTTGCAGCCCTAAAGGCATGGTTTCCATGAGGGTTTTCCACGATTGCATATCAACCTTGCCCGATGACATCATCTGACTAAATTGGGTTAATCCACGGCTTGCATCAGCTGATGATGATCCAGAGGCTAGAAAGGCATCATTAAGCGCTAAAGTTAATTTGGTTGACTTACTTAAGTCACCATTCATCAAGGCTAACTGTTGGGTAGTTCCTACCACCTCATCAAGAGCGGTTGGCAGTCCATCAATCCCCTTAGAGAGTTCATCAATAGAACCTTTTGCATCTTGCGCTGAAAAGCCCATAGCTTCCATCATTTTGGGAAATCGGTTCATTGTATCAACGCGACTAACAGCGCCACTCATAGAGCTAGAAATAGCCCCTAGAGCAGAATTAACAACCTTGCTAGCTACTGCAAATGCTGCACCGAATCCGAAAATAGATTTTGCACCGCTGCCTAGAGCGTTAGTAGATGCACTGCCTAAACTTTGTAAGAGACCTTTCAAGGATTTCACTTCTCCTTGAGCTTTTGCACCATCTAAATCAATTGTGATGGTTACCTTTCCATCCGATGCCATATAATGCCCCCTTTCTTTTTAGTTTGTTAGTTTGGTAATGCGTATTCTTCTTGTAATTCACGCATTCTTTGTCTTTCCTTGTTACTTTCCCCTTTTTGGGGTTTCCAAGCTCTAATTTTCATCACTTCAACAAACTTTGTGCCATCTGGCAAACCAGATAGTAAAGCGTTGAATTTTTGCCAATGCAACTTACCTTGTGCATCAATCAAATCAATGTGATAGGCTTGCATAAACGATGAAAAAATGTATTCACCATCATATTTGATTGAAAATAAAGGCTTCTCATCACTATCAGGATCATCTTTAGGCTTTTTAGGTAGTACATTCCCCTCAATGTCATACCTATCTACCTCATCACTAGCTTTAACAACTCTGATATATTTATCAAAGACCTCTTGATAGGCTGCCATAGCTTCCACGGGGTCTACATCTTTAAAGCTCTCATCATTAGTCAATTTAGCTAGTGCTAATTTAGGTTTTAGATGCGGTGGGATATACTTTTTATGCCACATATCAAAAACCCATAAGACCCTATCAAATGACAAGAAAAGCTGATACTCTTTATCATTGAGTACCAGCCTGTCATCCATTTTTTTGGAAATATCAAACATTATTCAGCAAGATACTTCTTGAATGTTTCATCGTTTTGTTTTTCTTCGTTGACTTCTCGCAAAGCATCAGCAATCTGCAAGAATAACTTGAGATAAGAAATTGTATTCTGACCACAAGCATTGTAAAGTTTTTGTGGTGCTTCGCTATCAAAAGCTGCTGTAAAGAACTCGTCTAGCAAATCCTTGAGTTCTTTTCGCAATTCCCACTCCGTCCCAGATTCATCAATCTGCTCGGCTTTTTCCCTTAGTTCAGCAGATTTCTTCTCGAGCAACTGGCTCTTTTCATCTGTTGGTTGAAATTCAAGGGTGACATCTCCGATATTGAACGTCGTAACATCCTTTAGATTTCCAAAATTATAAGTACGTGCCATGTTTTCTATTTCCTCCAAAAAATTCTAGTTATAAGGTGATAGCTTTTTCAATCGGCGCTTTAATCCATTTGAGTTTGCAGCCAAATTCTTCATAATCTGTTGCATCTCCAGATCCTGCTTTAATTTCAGATACATTTGCAACTTGAGTAAATGACTTCTTGTTGTTCGATTCAATCACACGATGCCATACGCGTCGACCCTCACCAATCTTATATCGCATGCTTGCGATATGGGCTTGAGCTTTATCATCAGCATCATAAATTCCTGATGCGGTATAAGCTCCAGATACAGATGTTACTGTTTCCTCTGGTGTACCATCGCCATCATAGTATCCGGTATCATCCGTTTCTTCATCTGTATCGTCTTCAATACTTTCAATGTATTTTGCTAGCGGCATAAATTCATTATCTTCTGGTACAATATCAGCTTTTTCTGGGCTGAAAGGCGCGATTAAGTGCTTGCGCTTGGCATTTTTCATACGTGCCATATGTTTATCCTCCTACAATTTCCAATTTAGCGGTTACTTGCAAAGTATAGACAAAGTAACCTTGTTCATCTTTCCCGTTAATACCGGGTTTTCCGACATCGAGGGAAAGAAAAGTATAAGTATTGTCGGTACTAGGTAGCTCAATATCAAATTCTGACAAGTCACCATTGATGAGCCAAATAGCATCACTAGCCTTTTGATTGCTCTTGCATTTGACAGCAATTTCAAACGGCAATGACACCTCTCTAGTCCCATCCATGTATTCCTTATCAATTGTTCCACCGGGTATAGCGTTGATAACTAAGTCATCCTTATCATCCTCAAAATAATCAAGGCGCGCTTTCATTGGTAGATTATTGATTTTATTGATATGTGCTAATAGCACCTCCTGAAAGTTTTTGTTATCTTGCATCATCTCAACCCCATCGCTCTAACGGCTGCTTGCTTTAGCTTGTCAATATTAGCTTTTAATGGCTTATCCCACCTTTTGCCTGTACCAGCGGTTGTGTATCTTCTAAAGGTCACAATACCGTTGCTACCGTAAAAGTGAGCTCTGGCATAGACTGTGTTATAACTGACATCCCCGTTAGATTCAACACGTCCAGAAGCTCTTAAAGGGCCACTTCTCATAGGGATATACGGATCCATTATTAGCATTGCTTGACTAGCTGCTGCTAATTTTCCACGTTTTAAATTTTCTGGCGACACTTTACGTTTGACACCATCTAAATTAACCGTAACTTTGACATCAGCCATCAAATCACCTCGATTTCATAGCTGAAAACTTTACCATTAAGATAATTGGGTTGATAACCTGTGATAGTATAATCACGCGCTCCATCATTAACAATTGCACCCAGCCAACTATCATCAACTGTCACATTTGCAAATTTTGGATAAATATAGATAACTCCCGCTTTCTCCCTCGTTTTAGAGTTGTTAGTGCCTGTTACACTCACTGACCTATCAAACCTTACTGGTTTAATATCCAGTGCGTCAGAATAACTAACATCCCCAAAATTATTTCTGCCCTCAACCTTTCTGACAGAAATAACATCTTTTAATAAGCGTTTATCAATCATAATCAACCGCTACAATCAAGCTAAAGCCTGCTTGCCTCAAGACATTTTCAGCATCCAGAGAAAGGTTGAACCTCTGACCTGCTGACCCACTTTGTGAGTTGCCATAAGAAATTGATGTACGACCGATAGAAACACTTGCCATAGTTTGTTTGTCATCGGCAGTCATGATGCCAGAGCTATCTAAATAAGCAATCTGAAAAGCCATAGCTAGTTTTACAGCAGATTTGCGATAATCAACCTCTTTCTCAAAGTCAATGTATCGTTGATAGATGCCTTGAGTATAAAGATTGATGGCAATCTCTGCTCTTTTAGCTAGCGTTTCAAAATCAGTTACATCATCAAAACCTAAATCTTTAACAAACTCATCTTTTGTTAAATAAGACATAGTAACCTCCCTTAAAAACAAAGGGTGTTGCCACCCCTTATTTTTAATTCATCGCATCACTTGCTGCTTCTGTATCAGGTTTACTGTCAAGTTCTGCGTTTTGCAGTTTATCTTCTTCATCAACCAGCACAAGTACAGCTTCAACATCCGGAAACACCAGTTTTAAATCAGCATTCACTGTATCTGCGTATCCTTTGTCAAGGTCAATAGTTTCACCGATAACAACGTCTTTATTAAGACTAGTAAAGTAAATGTTTTTTTGTGCTTTATAAAGCGCCATAATTTACACCTCCTTACTCATCATCGTTTTTCTTACCTTTTAGTTGGGATTCAGTTTCAACAACTTCTTCAAAACCATTAGAAATCAATTGAGCCTCAAGATCACTGCCCTCTTGCACGCTGTAAACTTGATTTTCTTTAAAATATTTCTTCATCTGTATCTGTTACCTCCTATGCTGATTTATGAGAAACATAAATACCATCTTTTTTGTTTTTGAGGACAAATAAGTCATGATACATACGATTTTGATAAAGGTATCCATCACCCTCTGTGTGTTGACCAGGAGCAAAAAGATAGATAGAGTTAAATTTAGCCTTCGCAATGACTGCCGGTTTAGCAACGATCAAGAAATTGATATCTTTTCCTCCGCTAGCTTTCGTAAATCCATCTGTAAATTCAAACTGAGTTTTAAAGCGTGCATCATCCCAAACCTCAACGATTTGTACACCATCAAGCGATGTAACACGTGTGTCAATACCTTGAGGCGAAGTAGTCGCGATTGATCGAGTAAAATCTTTTGAGCGTTCTAGGAAATCCATAATCTCGCTAGAAACGTAAATTACAATATTACCTGCCCCATATTTACGGATTGGCAAGATAGCAGCTTTCAAGCGTGAGTACACATTTGTTTCTGAATAGTCATCTTCCGCTTTAAAATGTGTGTCTGTAATAGCTGTTGTAGCCAATTTTGAAAAACGATATGCATCAAGTTCTGGTGTTGCATGTTCTGTAATGAATGTTCCTGTGATGTTAGCCATCGACAACTCTTGATTTGTTTCGTCCACATCTGCAATGTCAACAAAGAACTCAATATCGCGGTCAAAATTAAGCGTATAAACCTCTTTGTCGTTTGAGACAGTACCGGCGTTATAGCCCTTTGAGCGCGTATGTGCTTTATATCCAGAAACAGATACAGTAGGAATTTCAAACGATTTAGCACCTAACCAATTAACGCGTGGGGTTTCTAAAATATTTGTTAATGCGCCCTGCATTAATTTTTGGTCAAACTCTTTTTCTCGTTTAGTAACGTAATTGATAGACATTTATAGCCTCCTTAAAATTATTTTGTTAATCCTAGCGCCGCGGCAAATGCATCATCTGGCGACCCTGCGCCAGCAGCTGGATTGCCACCGGGTACAATTGTTGGATTAGGTTTTCCACTTTCTTCCGCCTCGAAAAGATAAGGGTCGCTTTCCTTTAAACCACTAATGGCATCATCAAGTTTTGGTTTGCCATTATCATCAACTTCAATGGCATCCACATCAATAAACTTCATCAATGCTGCTGGATTGTGCGCCTTAGTATCTTTCAAAGCAAGATTGATAGCATTAACCTTGTTTGTTTTTGCCAGTTCAGCTTCGGCTTCTTGTTTATACTTGTCATAATCTGCTTGTAATTTATCAATCGCATCTTTTTGTTCGGCGCTGATACTCTCAAGTGATTTTAAGTTTTCAACTTGCTCCTCTGCTTTTTGTAACTGGTCTTTCAAACTATCTCGCTCTTTGGTGATAGTGTCTAAAGCTGATTTGTCTTCATTGAGCTCTTTACCACGTAATGCAAAGACATCTTTTGCTTGTTCTTCTGTCAATCCAAGTTTGAGTAGTTCTTCTTTTGTAAATGCCATTTATACCCTCCTAGTTCTTTTTTAGGTGGATAA